CGTGAGCAAATTCGTCCAAGAAGATCATGTTAAACGAACCACCACGGATTGCAGATGCAGAGGTAGATGATGCGATGATCTTAGATCCATTTTCTAGTTCAATTGATCCTTTGTTCCATTCAACAATACCCTGCTGTAACCAAATAGGCAGATACTCATAAGCCAATTTCAAACGATATAAAATTTCCCTTGATGTGTTCTGCTTGTTAGCAAGAATAGCGACATTCATATTTTGATTGAAAAGAATGTAATGCAGAATATAAGAAACAATAGTCGTAGATTTACCACTCTGTCTAGGCAGTTTTGCTATGGCAAATCTATTGTTATGAATAATATTAACTAATTTTTCTTGATAATCATATAGTTCAAATGGTATCAGACCCTTGTCGAGAGAAACAACTTTTACATAGTTTTTAACAAAGTAAATTGGATCTTTCGCACATTTTAAATACTCATCTATTTGCTCTTTTGTAAATTGTATTTCAACACCAGCGGCTTTTAGGTTTTGATTTCCTAAATAGCCTTCATGTTTTTTTGTAGCCATATCAAACCTTCTTTATATTTTTACCCGAACTCCTAGATGGGTTAATCAAATCTTGTAATTCACTAGTGGATCCAACATATATTGTATTGTTGGTTGTATTTTTTTGAGTCATGTTAAAGCTGTCTTCTTTTATTTTCTTTGCTTTATCATGAACCTCTAATATGTCTTTATTCATCTCAGCAACAGTTTTTAGAAGTTGAGAAACAACTTCATATGCTCTAGGAGAATCTCCTGCCTTTGCAACACTTAAAATGTGCTCAACTGCATCTTTTCCCGTATCTACCAATTCATATAAATTTTGTCTTACGACAGAATAATCGACATCTATTTTTTCTTCTACTCCTTTGATTATTTCTTTGTTTTTATCGGAAACTATGGGAGCAGTACTTTCAAAACTTGTTTCAAGTGCAGTGTTTATATTTTCAAATTCTTTTTTAATATCACTCATATGTGAAATCTCCCTTTGTATAATCTGATGTCGAGCCGGTAGCACTACCAGTATACAAAGTTTGATTCGTATCGTCCCCTAATATATTTCCAAAGTTCAACTGTGATGTTTCTATAACAGTTTCTTCTGTAATAGGAGCATAAAGACGAGTTCTGCATACAAAATTAAAACTAGAAGCAATAATTCTTCTATCCATCATATTGCCTTCATATGTTTCCTGTACTGCCACATTAGTTAATGCTATCGGAACAGCTAATTTAGTATCAATATTATTTAAATTTAATGTGACAACAAAATCCGGAGAAAAATAAGGAACAATTTGTTCTAATATTTGCAAATTATCATCCATATTTCTTGTATATGAATAAAGACTAAATGAAATATTATAAGGAACTTCCTGATATGTTATATAAGGAGGGTTTCCTGCTTTTGTCACTACTTTTTTATTCAATTTATTCAAGTGTCTAGTAGCATCATATTCCACCGATGCCATTTCAAATGAAAGTGCCGGGAGAGAGATTTGAATCTTGGTGTCATTTTTAATGCCGCTTGACTCCGAAAGTCGTCTGATATATTTTTCTTTCGATGAATATGTAATCGGAACTTTAATTTTTTCCTTTTCTGTATCATCACTGTTATAATGAATAACATATATTTCATTGAAAAGAGATCCAAATGCAACTGTAAGTTTTCTTATTGATTCGTTGTAAAAATGTCCAAACATCAATAATTTCCTTCTGAGAATGGATCAGTTTCATCAAAGTTGAAGATATTTATTTCTTCTTTTTCTTTTTCAAGATCTAGAGAATCTTTACTGCTGGTATTTTCTATAGTATCAAACGGTATGATCAAATCATCATCGGTAACTTGACTTATGCTTCCGGTGGCACCACTACTAACTCCATATATGTATTCTCCTGCCTCGAAACTAAATCCACCTGTTTGATCACCAATGATTAGAACACCCGTTGAAGACTTCCATTTATGAACAATACCGGAAGCATCTTTATTTGCCAGGGTAACTTCTGTCGGACCAGCTAATCCATTTCCAATTATTTGATAAACAGTTTCTCCTACAATGTAATTCACTCCATTGTTTGTCATTGTTAATTCTGCTGCAGTTTTTCCATAGTCTTCATCGGTGTCATCAATAAAGGACTGATTTGTATTGAAATCTTCCTGAGAAAAGACGAAGGTTTCACATGTCAAAACATAAGTATAAAGTTTTCCTAATGGGTAAAAAGGATTTTCATGCTCTACAAAATTTATTTCAAATAGAGTGTCACTATCATCAAAATAAATCAAATCACCTTCTTTAGGACGAGTTAGATCAGTATTAACTCTTGTTATAGTGTCTTGGAATGTCTTTTTTGATAAAACCAATTCAATTCTATCTTTAAGATCAATTCCAAACTTTGTGATTAAATCACCTTGACCATCAAACCCTGTAACATTATTTACATATGCTACTAATTCATATGATCTATTAAATCTTGAAACCGTATCCTCACCATAAAGATAATCTTTATTAGAGAATTCTCTTGGAATATAATATATCTTTCTGCCCATAGCAGATATAGTTTCTCGTGTTATATCCTCTATGAGCCTTTGCTCACTTGTATTGTCTAGGAAATATGGATTTTTAGCCATTTAATTATCCTGTCATGAAATCTACAGGGAGTTCGTACTGAGAATAAACCTTTTGCTCTATTAATTGGATTTCTTGCTGGGCTTCCGACATAATTTGCCCACCCCTAAGAACTACACCACCTGGCATAGGAACTCCATCATACTTGGATAAATTAGCTCCCCATTGTCTCTTAATTAAAGCCGTAACATATTCCTTCAATAAACGATCATTGAATATTTTAGTATATGTTTCAGGATTTAGAGCAGCATATGCTTCTATTATGACATATTCGCCTGTTGCAACTTCTTGCCAGTTCATATCAATATGAATTTTATTCGTAACTTTAGAAAATCTTACCGCCTTTTCTGGCTGAAAGAAATCTTCAATAAGATTGATGTATCTCTTAGTGGAATCATAAGAAGCAAGACCCTGAGAAACTGCTGCGTTTAGTCCTCTATTAATACCAAAATAGTCAGAAAGGGCTAACTGATAGCGAATATCAAACATGTTTATGTTTGAAAACTGTCCAAATTGGAATACCTTTACAACTGTAAGTATATCAGAACCAGATGGTCCATCTCCGGTTGGACCATTCACTGGACCAATATCAGAGGTACTAATATATTCTTGTGTTTTATCTTGTTCTGTTACTTGGTGTGCAAAAAATACCCTCTCAACGCCATCAAAATGACGTTCTTTGAAGAAATCTAACGCATCATCAAGCCTGTCTTCGGCTTGAGTCCAATCAACATTTATTTCTATTACAGGGGCACCTAATCTCTTAAATGCGTATTCTATTATTGTTTCTCTTGAGTTTGGAGCTGCCATAGATAACCTCCTACGTTATTTATGACATGTTCTATTCCAACTTACTATTTTATTTTTTCCGTACTAAAATTGGCTCCATATTTTCTGGAATCCCTGGATTTGTAATTTCTACTTTATTTACTATTTCCTCGGGCACATTTTCAATATAATATTTTCTTGTGACTGGTGAAATTGCATCTTCTGGGGAACTCGGTGAATAATCACTAAAACCTGGCATTTTCAACGGACAAGATAAACTTGGATAATCTAATTTACTGTATTCGTTATTATTAGATAATAACCACGTTGATTTTCTATCCCCGCAGCCACAACCTCCACAAAAATATTTTCCCTGTGTTTTACTATTTTTAAGATGCTCGCAAGGAGGTAGTTCACCGCCGTCATGCTGATTACCAAAACAGCTCAAAACTCTTAGCTGTTTTGTGTAAGGTTCTATTTTTTTATTTTTCACTCCACGAGAAGCCATTGCTCTGGCAAAATTACCTGCCATTTCAACACTTTTTTTGATATCCATGATAAACTCCAATTTTAAATATTGTGATCAGAATCAGCAACGTAGTGTACAAATATATCATCAAATATAACCGCACCAGACACTATGTCAAATATAATTCCCTTTGTATTTGCAGTTGTACTTAGTGTGGTTTGACCTGTAGTATGTAACCTTATATTACCATTCCACCCAGAGGTCCCGCTTGTTAATCTCATATCCAACGCTGCAGTTTTATTATATCCATCAGTAATAACACCTGTAGCAGGGGAGTAAATTGTTAATGTTGGGGTATCTCGCATTTCGACTGGAAAATCATAATAAAATTCATTTGTACTTGTAGCAGAGAATCGAACCGCAGTGAAATCAGGATCAGTTGAATTTAGCATTGTAACAGATGCGTCAGTATTATCTAAGCCGTATGTACGTTGATAAAACTTTGAGCATTTCCGCAGCTCTTCTTGGGTATCGGTTTGTTCTCTGAAAGGGGAATCTTCTAATGTCACCCCCTGTGTTGCGAATGCTCTGACATTTGAAATTTCTAATGTTTGTCCACTTGGAACTTCATTTACTTTAAATCCAATTGATGTAAAGCCATCATTAGTAAAAGTAGATCCAGTAAAAGCAACAGTATGTCCCACTAAGAAACTAGTCCAAGTTGTTCCTGGTGCATAAACTCTATCCGTAAATTCCTCTGTTGTATATGTTGATCCGTCTATACTTCTTCGGATATAAACATCAAGGGTGGCTCCAGTAGTGCCTTGCATTCTAACATAACCGTCTACATAGACCTTTTCGCCTATGAAGTTATCACCATTTTCTATTTTATTTTCTATACCAACAAAATCGCTTGTTGTGATCCCTGAATAAATTAGACTGCACACTGCGTAATAAGTTGGATTTCCAGCAACATTAGTTTGACCTGGTGTAAATGTGCCTCTAGATAAAGTTCCGTTTGTTATTTTAGCTAATGCAGAAGAATCAGAAAAACGAACCCATCTATCTGCAAAATAACGATTTGAATTTCCTGTGAATGAATTTCCTCTTTGCCAAATATCAAAATTTCCATTTATTAATTTATTTTTTGATATGAATACTGGATCTGGGGCAGATCCAGTTGCTCCGGTCCCACCAGCAGGTCCAGTGATACCTGCAATGGTAACTGCTCCTGTAGATCCATTGACTGATGTAACTAAAGAAGAAGCAACTGTACCGTCAGACAATGCAATTGTTCCAGTTACAACAAAGTTCCCATCAACAGTAATACCGGAAATAGTATTATTAAGACTTATTACAACATCACCTGCATCATATGTGTTAGCAGTAGAACCTATAACTACAATTATATTACCGTCACCCGCAGAGGCACCGTAAATATTCATTAAATTTAATTTTTCTATGATCTCATCATTCTCTTTGTTGACCCAATCATAGAAAGTTGTATTTGCATCTAGGTCTGTTATTTGAAAATAGTTATCTTCTACGCCCATTTATTTGTCCTTTAGAAACTTTCTATTACTTGTGCTACAAATGTCTTTGCAGTTCCTGTGCTAAAAGTGGTAGAACCTGTTTGTAATACCTTTCCGCTAAATAATTTTATATCAGGAACACTGACTGCGGTTATAAGGAATACTTCACTTCCACTCTTTCCGGTTTTAATTCTATCGTTAACCTGATAAGTGGTTTTATCTGCTATTTCAATCTCGGAAACAACCGTTCCTCCACCAGAAACTCTTCTTGAAGCTGTTTTCCCTCTATCGTATTTAGTTTTATTTTGTAATATAATTGGAGTTTTTATTTCAAAATCATCTTCAGTTGGTGTTGCACCAGATAAATATTGTCCACATGTTATCTTTACATTGTTTGATACAATTTTAGTAGCCGACCCAGAACTAAAGATTTTTGTTCCAGCATCATTTGTGATGTCTTCCACCACTCCAAAATTTGTAAACTCTGTCTGTTCTATTACAGACTCAATATCTGAAGTCTCTGCAGTAAGAGTTATCATGGCATAACGAGATTGTAATATGTTTCTAAGTGATATACCTTCATTGGAACAAAACCCAAGAGTTATAGCGTTCTCAAGTGTAATAATCTCTGCAGCAGAAAGATCCGTAAGAACTGCAGAAAGACTTGAATTCAGATCATAATCCAAATATTCTGATGTTCCGATATTTTCAACTTCAATTCCAACAATTGTATATTTTCTTTTCGATACCGTTGTAGATGGACTAGATCTGACTACTGTTCTTAATTTAATTGATGCTCCCGTTCCACTATCGCTTAATAAAGGAATAATGGGATTTTTAAAATTTGTAGTTATTCCCTGAATAGAAACATCATCTATTTTCTTATATAATAGTCTACCTGCATATTGTGTGTATGTAATATCTGGAACTGGTATCCATAAATTATTTGTACTTACAACTTTATTATCAGCAGATAGAGTAAATAAGTACAAGTATTCATAGCCATCACCATATTTTGCTATTCCGCTAGTATGTGTTGGTGTTACAGACGCTATATAAGTTTCATTTTTTGATGATCTATTGAATTCATCATTACCAATTACCAAATAAACTCTGTTATTTGCTACAACATAATAATTGTCAGTTGCATCACTATATGGATTCCATGTAGCAAATACAGTTGAACCAAATTTTATTTTTTTGGTTACGACATCAATCTCAGAAGGTTCAATTTTCTTAAAAAATGATGCTTTTTTATATGAATTATTTCTTTCAAGTTCACTGTTTGTATTATTTGTATCAGCACTAATACCACCAAGAAAAAATGAAAGAATACGTTCTTCATTTTTTATGGATGAAACATATGTCGAAGCATTTTTTACGGATAAATTTATTGAATTTGATGATATTGTTGGCATTTATTTATTCCGTTAGCAACCTGTTATACCTATGTTTGGATTGTTTTCATATGGAAGGAAAAGAAACTCTGAAATATTTATATCACCAAATGATGTCGCACCCGAAACTCCAATATACCAATTTGGGTGTGTATATGTAGGCATATCAGCAATATTTGCAGTGATTCCTCTGGGAGGAGGAGAAGCAGAACTACAACCAGTATTATAGTCTAAACTTCCTGTGTCACCCATATTATAAACAATATAATTTCCTATCTTTACTGCTTCATAAGCATTTAATGTTACCCCATCAGATCCAGAATTATAACTTTCTATTGCAGAATCATCATTTTCAAAATCACGAAATGAATTTGAATATTCCTCGAATAGAATAGGCAATGGTTGCCCTAATTCTGTTTTCCCTAAGCCGTAAGGAATAAAATATTCACTAATTAAACGTCTCACAAGAGTTTGAGCAGAACTATTCAATTGCTCACTATAATATACGGTTACTTCAAGTCTTTTATTTGTAATTGTATCTATCGGGGTATCGTCTTTAAATTGCGCAACAACAGAGACGATTTCATCAAATAATGTACCAAAAAATATATTAAGAGCTGCTTCGGTTCCCTTTCTCTGCAACACCTCTGGTTTTACACCAAGAATTAGCTGTTTTACATTATTTAAATTTAATTCAGGATAATCTGGACTTTCATTTAAAATAGTTTTTATGCCTGGAAAATATGTATTCAATCCATCCAAATATACATTTTCATCATAATTTAATGGATCAATATAATCAAAAATTTCGTTTGCATAAATTCCAGAGGAAGAAGAACAATAATACCAATCATAATAATACTGAAGGAATTTGACCATCAGTGTGTCGCCGTTTAGATCTTCATCGGTTAACCATCTGGGTAAAAAGTTTGTAACATCAAATACACGACTACATCCACTCGGCAACCCAGATAATTCGTAAGAATTACTGCCTAAGGTTTCCAGAGTTTCCTGTACCAATGGAAAGGAATCTGCGTAGGTATCACCTGTTCCAAGTACTGTAGCGTAGTAAATTAGCAACTATTATCCTCCGGTCCAGCCATAAGAGATTCCAGCAACACCATGTTCAACTAAGAAATTTATTAGATCATCCGGGGATCCAGTATAATCTGTATTAACATATACAACTCCATACTCAGGATTTGTAAGCGTAATTGAATTTGAATCTGAAGCATATCCAGCTTCTATAAGAGCACCTTTAATATCACTTTCAGTCACTAAACGATTTTGTGCTGCAAATGTTCTAGGAATAAAGAACTTTATATTATCAGAACTCAAATTTGTCCTACCGCCACCAGAAGTTGTCAACACAGTTCTAGTAACAGATCCATCAGCAGATAAAGATGTTACGCCATTTGCAGAACTTCCTGATGGGATTAGATATGAAATTGTAATAATAGAATCAGATGAAAGAACATCCCCAATTGTTGTCCCTGTATTTGGATCTACCATTCCAGAAACAAATTTGATATCATATCCATTCGCATTTGATTCTAGATAATAAATTTTATTATTTGAATATATGTTGGCTTCTACAGAGTTTCCTCTTCGATATTCCACGCCATTAACTTTAACAACTAAAGTTCTAAAATCAAAATCTTGGTTTGGTATAAAAACGAGTTGTTTTTCGTAATTAAAAGTAAATTGTTGATTTATTACTGCAGTCTGAGCTTCATACAGAGTTTGAGTTGATTCATATGTAGTTTCGTTTGTGGCTTCACCCGTGAATCCAGTTAGATTGTAAAAAATTCTAGTCAATCCATCTGGAGTTCTTGCAGTGTGCTTTGTGTATGGGGTATAAGTGAATACACCAGAACTAGAAAACTTAACACTCATTATAGAAGAATATCTGTTTTGAATAGCAAATCCGTGAGACTTTGCATGGGATCTAAGCGATTCTAATTTCTGAGCAGAATCTAAAAACATTTCATTTACTAAAATATTTTGAAATATTAACTGATAATATGTGTTATATGCTAAAAGATCTACTATAGTAGATAAAGCAGATCCCTCGAAATCATAATCAGTAAACTCGCTTTGATTACTCAGATACGATTTTAAATTATCGTATATACTTTGAAATTCTAAATTAGAAAGGTTAATTGGTGGTAATGCCATTATTTATCCTTAACTGGTAGTTATAGTTGTTGTTTCTGTTGCAGTTTCACCAGAACTCAGAGCATATTCGTATTCTATTAAAATTGATGTAGTAGACCCACTAGTATCTAGGGCTACTCTTTTCAAGGTAATTCTAGGTTCACTTTTTCGAATCGCAGCATCAATACTATTTAAAACATTCATTGTTATATCACCGGAATATTCAAATAAGATGTTTTGAGCTGCTCCTCCAAATGTATAATCAAACGATTTTTCGCCTTTGTAAGATAATATAATATTCTTTAAAGATTGACGTATAGCAGTGGAGTCTTGAACCTTGTTCAAATCCCCTGTAAAACTGTTTTTACTAAAACTAAAATCTATGTCTGTGTACTTTGCCATAAAAGTATTTATGAATATTTTTTGATTATTCTGAAATTTGCATCATTCCATCTCTAATTAATATTAAATCCATTTTATGAATAAGATCACCTGTTAGGATGTGTTTAATAGTTGAAACCATCCACTTTCCAGTATATTTTGCATTTTTGACTGTATCAGTAAGTATTCCGTATTTTCTAATAATATTTTCTACTTCCTCTGTTCCATATGGGGGTTCAATCAGATCCAATTCTATTACGTCTCCTGGACGTATGGAGAGATCTCCTTTAATTGTAATTGCTAACTGTTGAGACATTAAGGCTGCTTTATGTGCAGTTGAGATTAGAGGAACATACCCAGGTGTGTCCCAGAATGTAGCAACTGTTCTATTAAATCTTAAATACGCACTGTAGAATTCTCCTATACAAGGGCAATTACAACTGTAGGGTGAATTCGGGTCTTCCAAATCACAACCAAGCCATTCCTCTCCTAATTTTTCATTTATGAGAGTACATTCAGATGTCTTATTCAATAATTCCGAAAGATATTCATCTTTAGGTTCATCGTACGTTATGCCTGCACTGGCACCACTAACACCATCATTCGCTATAGCTGCTTTTATAATTTGTTTTGCTTCCGCTTCTGTTTCAAAAAAGTCAACCAATTCGTATATTGTGGCAACTGAAGATTCTGTTCTATTATCATAAACACTTTTTATTATTGCAAATTGATCTGGGTTGTTTCCATCTTCTTCAAAAATTCTTTGAATATCACTAGCAGGAAAAAGTAAAAAGTTTGCTTTGCAAAATGCAAGAGTCACTACTTCGCTTGAGTTTGGTCGTAAATCTCTACAGGGACAATTACATAGTGGGTCATCTTCTGGGCAGTCAAAGTTATAAACAGGTCCGTCAGGATTTGCACAGATATAAGAATCATTTAAAGTATGCTGAGTTTCCGTAAAGACTTGTTTCTTTCTTGGAATATAT